GTTTAAAGTTGCGAGAAATCGTATACAACGCTTTATAACACCAAAACACCTTATGCAATTAAGTCTGCTTATGGGCTCTTTACTAGCCTGCTCAAAATTGAGAAATTTCTTTCAGTCCGAAAAGCATTCACCTCAAGCCGATGTTGCATCTTTCTCCGATGGAACACCGCCTGTTCCTCATCCCATTGAAAAGCCTGTATTTTATTATCATGATCCGTACGTATTTACTGATGTAGATATTTCCAATCAATCAAAGAATTGTCAACCAGGTGTATTAGAGAATAAGATTCGAAGAAACACTGCTCGTTTTCAATTTCTATGGGAAGGAAATGAAGGAAAATGTAATAGTACCTCAGCTCTCAATGTGAAAGGTCATATTTGGATGTTTAATCAACATGTGATCAAAGGCACTGGTAACGGAACACTAAATGTTGTTCTTGATCCACTCACTCAAAATTTGAGTAGAAATGTGCGTAACATAACTATCAGGAAAACTGATATCCATTGTTTTGGTACAGATTTAGCCTTCATATCCCTAAGAGCACTACCACCCGGCCCATCATTGGTTGAGTATTTTGCAAAAAAGGATAGAATACCTGGTAGATTTGATGGAATGTATCATCTTATTTCTAATATTGGTGAGCGTAGTACCTTACCGATAAAGGATCTGCGTAAAGGTGTATGCCCATACTTTAATGTACCTGCATACTTAGGCTACGTATCGACCCCTACAAAAAGTGGCGATTGTGGTTCCCCTTGCGTTATGTATGCTGGTGCAAATAGAAAAATCATTTTGGGGATACATGCAACTGGAAATCAGTCAACTGGCGTCTCTATTATGCCTGTTTCGCAACATGATTTGGAGATGGTTTTGACTACATTCACACCGCAAGTGGAAAGTGGTACAATCAAGATCGATGAACCTGGTTATGAGCGAGAGTTAACAGACGTCCATCCCAAATCAGCATTACGCTTTATACCTCAGGGGACTGCTCACGTAATGGGTAGTTTTAAGGGGTTCCGCCCACAACATAAGTCAAAAGTTAGACCCACGTTTATCCGAGATCTTGTTGTGATGGATGGATATAAAGATAATCATGGGGCCCCCGATATGACTTGGAAACCTTGGCACATTGGTTTATCTAGCATGACACAACCAAATTTTAGCGTTGCATCTGGTGATATTGCGAAATGTTCTAACGCGTTTGCTGATGATATTATTAGAAAGATG